GTGCCACTGGTGGGTTGACTGCAGCTGCTCGTTCGAAGAAGTCGCTGCAACGTGCTGTTGCGTCGGCTGTTCGGAAGACCGTCGAGAAGAAGGGCGTCGATACCGTTCTTTCGGGAGTGGCGTCGATCATCGATACCGTTAACACCAACGGTGATGCGATTTGCTTGAATCTCGTGCAGCAAGGTGCTGGCTCGTGGATGCGTATTGGTCGCAAGATTACGCTCGAATCGCTTCGTGTGCGTGGCACGTTTGAGTGGCTTTACACGGCGCAAGCTGCTACGAACGATGTTGCTGGCAACGTCGTGCGCATGGTCGTCGTTTGGGACAAGCAGCCGTCTGGTGCGGCGATTCCGACGTTCGATACCGTCTTCGGTATCACTGATCAGGCTGGAACGGAGTCGACGACGTTCCTCAATCCTGTCAAGTATGACAACATGGATCGCTTCAGTGTCCTGCGCGACTATGTCTGCGACTTGGTTCCGGAGACCAACACGACTGGTGGCACGTCGAACCAGATCGCTGTTCGCAAGAACTTTGATGAATTCATTCCCTTGAAGGGGCGTGAAGTTGTCTTTCTCGGTCAGTCGGCGCCGATGACGATCGCGGACATCAGTACGGGCGCGATTTATGTTTACTTCCGTGTGGGCCAGAATGTGCCCTCGGACAACGAAGTGTTCGTGACTGCGTCGTCGTTTGCGCGGCTGCGCTACGTTGATCCGTGAAGGACGAAGTTCTGCGCGGCGTTAAGAAGAATAACGTTTATTAGAAGATATCTAGTAAATACGCCAAGTGATCTGTTTCAGAACCACCATATTTGATTTGCTCGCGGCAGCTGTCGCAGAGACCGTTGAGCTCGAGCATGCAGTGGCAGCATACACAGCGTTGCAGCGGCGGCTGCATGTGGATATCGTCCATGGGCGAATCGTATTCGCGAGGTGGAGTGCCAAACATGGCCCAATCCGCCTCCAGATCGAGGAGCGGTAGCTCCGGCTCGGCGGTAGCCGATTGTTGTTGTTGGTCAGGAGCTTGCTCCTGCGGGGGCGCGGGAGCGACCCAAGGAACGAGCATGTGCTCGACGCGGCCGCAGTTGCCCGTCAGACGGCGCTCCATAGCACCCAAGCCAGCCACGGGCCACCACTGCGATGGCGGTGTGTTGCTCGTGATGATGATGCGCTTGGCTAAGAAAGGCGTATAGCCGCCCTTGTTCGCCACGAGGTGCGGAGTCGAATCGCACAGCCGTTGCATCGCCACGCGTTTCATCCACCCATAGAACTCGTCGATGACGACCACTTCTTGGCCATCGTAACGATCCCACCAAACCGCACCGGCCTCTGGCTGTGGTAACCAATAGGCGCCTTCACCGGCTTCGTGGCGGGCACGACGCGATTTGCCGATGCCTGGGGCGCCCCAGTACACGGTCACATGCGTAATCCAATTACGCGCTGTGCCGTGCGTGAGACCGCGGTAGCGTTCGAGCCCGCGGTGGTTACGTAACCACGCGCCGAAGTGAGCGTCAGCCACTTCCTTCTCGGTGGCCCCGCCGTCAATCATCTCCTTGATCGCGAGGAGATCGTTGCGCTGGCCCTGACCGTCTGCAAGACCTTCATCAGAGCCATGCTCCCAGTAGCCATCGAGACGTTGACCGACAGCGGAGACGCAGTGTTTGCACGTGCAGTCAGCAACTGGCTTCATGCAGTAGTGTTTTGCCTTGGCATGGGTGCCCAAGCGTGGCTCCCAGTGGGCTTCGTAGACCGTGTGCTCCTTGAGCCAAGCAATGCGCTTGCGCTTGGTGAGGACGACGTACCCTTGGATATGCTCAGTGCCATTGGCACCTTTCTCGTGTTGCCAAATGACGTACTGGACGTCGGGCCACACGTTGGGCGGTAGCTGTTCGATAGTAGGATTATTAATCGTAAAACACCAGAACTTACCTAGGAAGTTTGTCATAGTTGACTACTTGGATTCTTGTGCAAAAGTATATTCAGATCGAACCCGATCTGTGGTCTGAAAGCGTCGAAGGCGATCTTCAGACTTTCAGACCGTCTGAAATTACACGACCGTGTATTTATAGGGATAAGATATTGGAAAACAACAATCAAGAATTGAATCAACAATGAGTAATGCAAAAGACATCGTCACTCAATCGAAGTTTTTCGAAGAGTCACTCCGTGCGGGCCACTCGATGGCCGCTGTGCAGATGTGGCAGGCTCTCTGCCGCAAGCTGGCTCTCCTTACCGAAGGTAGCGACGCTGTCGCGTTGGCAGTGCTTCAGATGTCCTCGGCCCACAACGTGCCCGCCCTTGCCATCTGCGATGATTTTATCGCCAATGGCGTCAAGAAGCATGATGACAAGAACATTCTTGACGTCGCCCACAATCTCGACCATATCTATGGCGAGCGTACCGAGTCCGAAGGATGCTCATCTACTGATGAGGCTGAGCAGGCGACACAGCCTATGACTCCGAAGGGCCGCAGTGGACTGTTGTCGCCTCAGAGCTCGCCTCGTCCGACGCGCGGCGGCGCGCGTGTGTGGCACGCTCCGAAGAAATCGCTCAAGCGCGTGTTGGACTTAACGGCCGATGAATCAGAATGATTTCAATTAAACAAGGCACCGTCGCGCTGCGTCGCGTAATCATCCATCCAAGCCTCGGCGCGCCATTTGATCTGCGTCAAGCCGTCGTCAGCACGAATTAGTGGCCATACCAAGTTGTCGTCGACTTTGAAGATGAACTTCACAATCAACTCCTGGTAATTCACCAGGTTGTAGTAGTTTGCGAAAGCGAGAACGCGTCGTTCCATGTCGGGAAAGACGTCCAACATGGCGTCGACCATGCGCGCGATGCGCCAGTAGAAATGCTCATAGGCGTATGCATACGCCTCTTCGTCGTCAATGACGTTTTTCGGATTTACTCCGACTTTGTTTAATTCTTTCCAAGAATTAATTGCTGCCTGAAAGCGCGTAACGCCATAGAAATCAGCTCCAGCTTGGCGAGACATATTTGGTTCTTTGCGTTAGCAAAGAACAATGGGGGTTCCCAGGAAAACTTTTGTGCAAAAGTTTGACAGTATTACCCCCAACTTTTGCACAATGCACAAATTTTTTTTTTGTGCACGTGCAAAAGTTACTTTTGCACAAAAAAAATACGGAGTATATAAGCTTTTTTTTCGGAAATACAATGAATCCAACAACAACAAATAATGAGCAAACGAAGTTCTGCAACGTATGGAAACGCGCACAAGCGGTCCCGAACCGTTCTTGTGACGGGGTACAACCGTGCCACTGGTGGGTTGACTGCAGCTGCTCGTTCGAAGAAGTCGCTGCAACGTGCAGTTGCGTCGGCTGTTCGGAAGACCGTCGAGAAGAAGGGCGTCGATACCGTTCTTTCGGGAGTGGCGTCGATCATCGATACCGTTAACACCAACGGTGATGCGATTTGCTTGAATCTCGTGCAGCAAGGTGCTGGCTCGTGGATGCGTATTGGTCGCAAGATTACGCTCGAATCGCTTCGTGTGCGTGGCACGTTCGAGTGGCTTTACACGGCGCAAGCTGGCACGAATGATGTTGCCGGCAACGTCGTGCGCATGATCGTCGTTTGGGACAAGCAGCCGTCTGGGGCGGCGATTCCGACGTTCGATACCGTTTTTGGTATCACTGATCAGACTGGAACGGAGTCGACGACGTTCCTCAATCCTGTCAAGTATGACAACATGGATCGTTTCAGTGTCCTGCGTGACTATGTCTGCGACTTGGTTCCGGAGACCAATACGACTGGTGGCACGTCGAACCAGATCGCTGTTCGCAAGAACTTTGATGAATTCATTCCCCTGAAGGGGCGTGAAGTTGTCTTTCTCGGTCAGTCGTCGCCGATGACGATCGCGGACATCAGTACGGGCGCGATTTATGTTTACTTCCGTGTGGGCCAGAATGTGGCCTCAGACAACGAAGTGTTCGTGACTGCGTCGTCGTTCGCGCGGCTGCGCTACGTTGATCCGTGAAGGAGGAATGTCTGCGCGGCGTTAAGAAGAACAACGTTTATTAGAAGATGTCTAGTAAATACGCCAAGTGATCGGTTTCGGAACCACCGTATTTGATTTGCTCGCGGCAACTGTCGCACAGACCGTTGATCTCGAGCATGCAGTGGCAGCATACACAGCGTTGCAGTGGTGGCTGAATGTGGATGTCGTCCATGGGCGAATCGTATTCGCGAGGTGGAGTGCCAAACATGGCCCAATCCGCCTCCAGATCGAGGAGCGGTAGCTCCGGTTCGGCGGGAGCCGATTGTTGTTGTTGGTCAGGAGCTTGCTCCTGCGGGGGCGCGGGAGCGACCCAAGGAACGAGCATGTGCTCGACGCGGCCGCAGTCGCCCGTCAGACGGCGCTCCATAGCACCCAAGCCAGCCACGGGCCACCACTGCGATGGCGGTGTGTTGCTCGTGATGATGATGCGCTTGGCTAAGAAAGGCGTGTAGCCGCCCTTGTTCGCCACGAGGTGCGGAGTCGAATCGCACAGTCGTTGCATCGCCACGCGTTTCATCCACCCATAGAACTCGTCAATGACGACCACTTCTTGGCCATCGTAACGATCCCACCAAACCGCACCGGCCTCTGGCTGTGGTAACCAATAGGCGCCTTCACCGGCTTCGTGGCGGGCACGACGCGATTTGCCGATCCCTGGGGCGCCCCAGTACACGGTCACATGCGTAATCCAATTACGCGCTGTGCCGTGCGTGAGACCGCGGTAGCGTTCGAGCCCGCGGTGGTTACGTAACCATGCGCCGAAGTGAGCGTCAGCCACTTCCTTCTCGGTGGCCCCGCTGTCAATCATCTCCTTGATTGCTAGGAGATCGTTGCGCTGGCCCTGGCCGTCGGCAAGACCCTCATCAGAGCCATGCTCCCAGTAGCCATCGAGACGTTGACCGACAGCGTCAACGCAGTGCTTGCACGTGCAGTCGGCAACTGGTTTCATGCAGTAATGCTTCGCCTTGGCGTGCGTGCCCAAGCGTGGCTCCCAGTGAGCCTCGTAGACCGTATGCTCCTTGAGCCAGGCCATGCGCTTGCGCTTGGTGAGGACGACATACCCTTGGATATGCTCAGTGCCATTGGCACCCTTCTCGTGTTGCCAAATGACGTACTGGACGTCTGGCCACACGTTCGGCGGCAGCTGTTCGATAGTAGGATTATTAATCGTAAAACACCAAAACTTTCCTAAGAAGTTTGTCATAGTTGACGTATCAGATTGTTGTGCAAAAGTATATTCAGATCGAACCCGATCTGCGGTCTGAAAGCGTCGAAGGCGATCTTCAGACTTTCAGACCGTCTGAAATTACACGGCCGTGTATTTAAAGGTACAACGAATAGGAATTCAACAATCAAGAATTGAATCAATAATGAGTAATGCAAAGGACATCGTCACTCAATCGAAGTTTTTCGAAGAGTCACTCCGTGCCGGTCATTCGATGGCCGCTGTGCAGATGTGGCAGGCTAACTGCCGCAAGCTTGCGCTCCTTGCCGAGAGTAGCCACTCTAGCGCGCTGGTCGTGCTTCAAATGTCGGCCGACTACTCGGTGCCCGTCCTTGCCATCTGCGATGATCTTATCGGCAATGGCATCAAGAAGCTCGAAGACAAGAACTGTCTTGATGTCCTCCGCGACCTTGACATTGTCTACCAGGAACGCGAACCCGAAGGAAGCTCATCTTCTGATGAAGCTAAGCAGGCGACACAGCCTATGACGCCGAAAGGGCGTAGCGGCTTGTTGTCGCCTCAATCGTCGCCGCGCCCGACATACGGCGGCGCGCGCGTCTGGGCGCCGAAGAAGGCTGTGAAGCGTGTTCTGGACCTCACAGCTGATGAAGAATCAGAATGATTTCAATTAAACATGGTACCGT